GGCGGGCGGAATCGAACCGCCGTGCTGTTAAGACCGCTTCTGCTTCTTCGTTCCAACATCAATACTTTAGCAAACTTGACTCTGCAAGTCAAGTTCTTTTTCGTAACTGGCATAGAATAGGTCCACGGATTCTACCAGCTTGCGCATGTAATTGGTCGTGCGTCCCACGAATAGTTGAATTTCGCTGGGCGAGACAATCGGGACGACAATCTGTTTGACCATGACGCCTGTTCGTTCGTAGACGGACAGCGCATAGAATGTAGACTGGATGAAGTAATCTTCCACCCATTCCGCCTTCTTGGGTTTCTTGGAGTTCTTGAAGTCGATGACGGAGAGTTCCTGGTCCCACAGCGCCAACAAGTCCATACGTCCCGCCACCCCGAGCCGCTCACAATAGACATCCTGCTCCTGTGCATATACAGTCGTGATGTGAGTGTCGATGACGGCGCGGAGACGCGACCAGAGTTCGCCAACTTGTGGACCAAACTGCGGAAGTTGATCGTTGGACAGATAGCATTCCGCTAAACTATGAATCGAGTTCCCGCGCGTGGTCGCCCGTGCCGATTCGCGACCGGCGGCTTCGGGCCCGACACGAGCTTTCCACGCTTCAAGCTCGGGTTTCGGTTTGGCCTTGAGCACGCGAGTGATGGAGGGGTAGAAGCGCCCCGCCTGGGAACCGTCGAGCACTTCATAGACGCGCCCCACGTCAAGGTTCCGTTGTTTGAGGGTTGGAAATTTCAAGGAATCATCATGTATAAACATCATCTTGCTTTCGTTAGAGTTGCACGCCCAGCTTGTCCTTGATAATCGTCCAACGCGCTTTGCTACGAAGCGTGACTTCTTCGACGCGCCCCTTCGCAATCACATGGAATGCGGGGACACCCTTGTCGATGCGCATTTTCACGATATTCAAATCCGTAAACAGCTTCCGAATGGTCGGTGTCAAATCAAAGGCGCCTTCTTTGCTCACGTCGGCAAGATACATCGCAATGAAGCCATACACCAAATTGGTAGGCGTGAATTTCGATGGCGAGCCGGCAGCGGTTTTCATGCGGGGCACCACATGGTTGACCAAAAACGAGAGATACGCGGTTTGCCCTGATAGTCCCAAGCTCACGATAGGCTTGTCCTTGTTCGCTTCGATGACCAGGGCGTCCTGCTCCCATCGCACGTTCTTGAACTGCTGCTTTAAGACACTATCAGATGACATCGTTTTTGGGAAGATGTTTTGTTTTGCCAGCATACCGACGGCTTGCACCGCACCCTTGTAGGTGGGTTCATTGGCAAGTTGCATGATCACGGAGATGCCCAAATCCTTGTGCGCGCCCTTTTTGAACGCCTCCACGCGCTCCGCAATCAATCGCGGTGCGAGCGTGTTGGACGATCCACCTTCCGCCTTCGCTGAATAGCCATGGTGCTTCCCACCAATGCGCACGAAGTAATCAAAGAGTTCGTAGTTGGATCGTTGTGGAAACACAATATGTGAGGCCCGTTGCGACCGCGCAATGTGTAACGCGCCAATGATTTCTCCAAAATACTTGGTCACTTCCGCCACGTCTACGGACTTGTTCGTCACGCTAAAAATGGTTTCCAGCGTTTTCTTTGGGATCTTCGGATGCTTGTCTACGTAATCCACCAGATCCACCAGATACGTTTTGTAGTTGCGATGAATCGTCGCACGCGCAATCCCTGTCCGCACCACTTTGACATAACTATCCGTGGCAAAGACCCAAAACTTATCATCGGGTTTGCGAATCAATTCTTTGATGTTTTGCAGCGGAGTGCCCTTCAGCAATTCTCCTGGTGCGATTTTTGATTCAGCCATGCGTTCTTATTGGCTACAGATCGTCGTGGTGCCAGGTGTGCCCCATGTCGGCTGAGGATAGGGATAGGGTAAATTCGAATCAGGCCATGTTGGCCATGTTGGCCATGTTGGCCATGTTGGCCCTACGGGCCATACGGGCGCGCTCGGCGCCGGCGCGGTTTGCCAACGACAACCACACGTAAAGAACGGTGTCGGTAGTCGCACGGGTAGTCCGCGATCCAACCCAGGAATGTCTCCGTCGATATAGATGGCGGCCCCACAGTGGGGACAGCTACCATCTCGCTGATAACGAACAGCACTCGGTAGCAGGGTCGTCGAATCGGTCGTCGTGATGGTGGTCATACGTCTATCGTGCTCCCGCGATGTTTTGACTTGATGTTGCGAAGGAGGTCTTTGAATGTGTCGGGGACTTTCTTAGGGATGACGGTGTAGCTGACGCCCGGCCCCGCGATCAGGCGCTCAATCGCACCCTGACATTTCGGACACGGCTCCGTCGTCGGAAAGTCGCGTCCGTCAATCGGCAAATGCACATCGGTCGCGACAAAATCACATTCAGCATTCACACAGCGATAATCATAATGCGGCATCGTTATCTCCCTGACTTCCAGTGTTTCGCCACGGCTTGGGCTTTCTGCCCTTCATGCTTGGCGAATTGTGTGGAGACTTTGTTGTCACCCCGACAATACGCGCAGTCTTTCGGACATTCTCCTGATTGGTGCAGATCGCGCAACCCTGCGCCGTCCTTCTTGCGCACATAACCGCGGTACATCCCATCTTGATATGCCACAAAGCCTTCAGGTGCGGATTCATGCAAATGCGCTTCGTCAATATAGTAGACGACGGTATCACCACTTGAGTTGACGCGCAAGTCCCAAATGCGGAGCGACTTTTCCGTATTTCGAATCGCCGCTTGGACGCTCGCGCCGCCTGCCCGTTCTTGGTCAAAGAACGTTTGCACCTGCATACGAGTCGGTCCCGAATCTCCAATCTCACAGAGGGTGAGAAGGTTTTCGTTGATAGTAAAGGTGTGTTTTGTGTTCTTTGGCATAATCCGTCGCTCCTATGCAGCTATTTAGCCAACGGAACACGAAGAACAAGCAGCGATTCGACCTGTTCCACTTTCTCATAAAGCGAGACCGCCCAGTCATACCACGTCTCGCGTCCTGCATAGTCGTGGAGCAGGACGGTCGTTCCTGGGTTCAATTTGGTACGGATATACGCCAAGCAGGGCCCCCGCGCGATCCCATCCACTAGGACGAGACCCACGCGCGGCCAATCGCTATCGACCGCGGCCGCCCCAATATAGAGCGCGCATCCTGCACCGCATTCCTCGGACGGCTCCGCGTATTTGTGCATGTCTCCACAATAGGATGCCAACGGCGCGAGTTGCAGTTGCGTCAGCGCAAGTGGCACCTGATGGTCGTGGTCATACCCCAAGACACCAAGCATATCCTTGTGCCATTTTTCCACATGCTCCACGGAGATCAATATCTGCGTCAGATGCATCTTACGAGCGAGGTGGATTGTGGACCAGCCCGTACCATATTCGAGCACCACGCCATAGTGCGGGAGTTTGGCGACCTGCTTGAGCACTTCGTTCCATTCTGTCTCGCCCATCATGGGGTCATGATCCCCTAAGGCCACCACGGGGTCTGTGTGCGTCGTTTCGGTCATAACATGCGTCCGTTGTGTGACGTGTTGGCGTCTAGTGGGAGACTTCAAACTCAGGCCAATAGAGCATCTGGTTTTCGAGTTTGATATTCGGCCGAGCAGATGGCTCCAGCCGTTCAAGGGCGATCATCGATCCGCGGCAGATCGCCGACATGTTTTTATACCAGTCGGACACGGGCTGGGACGATGCGGCACCCAAGGCACGGTAATCACAAATATTCGCGAGAATCAACAACATGTCGCAGATATTTGCGGGTTGCGAATTCTCCATCATCATTTGGATGTGTTGGCGCATACCTAGGTATTCGTCCTGTTCATTGTCATACCCGTGCGCCGAGGCCGGTTCTTGACGATATTCCATGCAGGGTTCCGTTGGGAATTCCATCATATCAATCCGTATCACGCTGAGATTCCAGCCACATTTCGAAACGTCGCCGTGACGGAGCGTCAAGGTGCATTCGAATGGGCGTTCCGACGAGAGCCATGACAAAAAGCACGGCACTTACACTGCCTATCACATGTATACTTAGGTTACTCTCGGCGCTCCCGTAAAAGATCAGGGTCACCAGAAAACACAGAGTCGCCCAAATCACTTGCGCGGCTTTGCCAAACACAAAGACAGGCACGTATTTCAAGTGAAGTTCTTCACGAACCTGAAGGGCCGCTCGTCGCGCCAGTTCCTCATTCATCTGTTGTTGTTGTGGATGCGACATGACTATTCCTTGATGAAATGAATGTCGAAGGGAGATTCCAGCAAACCAGGAAACGTCTTGCGAACGAACGCTTCGGTGCACTTGAAATCCTTAGCAAACGTCTTGTCCTTGACCGAGAGCAGCAGTTCCACTTCGGTCGGGTCCAAGGTCTGTAACAAGTCGCGGAAAATCATCTCCCGACGTAGTTGTTTCAACCCTGGGTTGCCGCCATCGAGAAAGATGTAAAAGCGACGAAGCTCACGCACCAAATGTGAGGCGGTCAATCCCGCTGTCGCGCGACCCGCTTGATATGGGGGCGTCCCCTCGGGCAACAGCCACTTCACATCGCTAAACGCCAGCATCAGAAACCACCCGAGCCCGAGCGTGTAGTGGTGCCGCAGGTACTCCGTCTTTTCCGTCGGCTTGGTCATCTTCCGAGCAGTATCTAAAATCTCACCCAGCGTTCTTGTCATGGCCATCTCCCTTAAAGTGTGGTCCAACGAGTGTCAGCACCGGTGTCGGTATGGGTGTGGATGTTGCAGAAAGCACCCGACAGAGTTGCAGAAGATCCTGCACGACTCGCTTCATACGCACATCACATTCGGTGGTCCATTTCCCCGTGGTCTGGTACATCGCAATCAAGCTGCTACAGACGGTCATCGTAGACTCTGAAAACAGCGTGTAGAGTTCCTGCTGCGTCATGGCCGGCTTCGCCCGCGGTTGCTGCTCAATCTCCTGCACTTCGTCTGCGAATTTCGCCCACCGGCGCGCATCATAGGCTTCGCGCGGTAGGAATTCTATTACATCGCCCATTAGTCGATCACCAACATGGGTTCTGCCGCACCTTGCGTGATCACATGGTCGAGCAACTGCTTCCACGCGCCCAGCCGGCTTTCAAACGAATAGAACCGCTGATAGTAGGCGCTCTGTAGCAGCAGGGTCCGCTGCACATCGGTGGTGTCATACGTATCGAGCGCCTGCGTCATATACGCCAGCGTGCGCTGGACCATGACTTCGGGACGCTCATCATACTGGAACATCCAGGCCCATTCCGCGCACGTCTCGGGCAACGCACCGAAGTTGTCGGTGATTGCGAGACATCCCGCCATGAGAGCTTCCTGAATCGCCATGCACGACGTTTCCATATACACAGACGGATACACGAACACATGCGCCTGCTTGACCGCTTCGCGCACCTCAGCATTCGGGACCGAGCCATGATACGTCACGCAGGGATTGGCACGGAGCACGTCATACAGTTCCGCGAACTTCGTATCTTCCGAGTTCCATCCGTAAATTTTCAAGGACGAATAGACGTGCAGTTCCCAATCCTGACGAATTTCTGCCAGGCGCTTCGCCGCTTCGGCCAGAAAGACGAGACCGCGGTGCGGGGTCGATGTGTAGATGAATTGCAGCTTCTCACCACGTGGCTTCGGGAGTTCCACATCGAGCAACGGGACCGCATTCTTGATGACGATCCCGTGAGCGAATGGAATGCCAAGCACGTAGTTATACATTTGCTGTTGCCAATGTGAACAAAACACGATGGCATTGAAATGCGAACGGAATGAGGAGTCTTTGAGAGGAGAGGATTGTGGGTCTTGCGGCAAATCTTGAAGCCAAAGAATACGTGGCTTGTTTTCCAGCGGCGCACTGAGCGGACGCGACATGATGATTTGCACCTGGTCGGTCAATTCGGGGAAGTGCGCTTTCAGGTGACCCAGAATGAGTTCCGTCCCACCCATCGGCGGGGTATTGGGTACTTCTGCGACGGGGGCGGCGACAGGAGCGACGGGGGTGACGCCTGCGGCGGCTTCGACTAGCGGGTGGTGCTTGGTGTGTTTTGCCATAGTATCCTCAAAAGTGAATGTTAATCTCGCGTATTACTTATGCAGGGCGTCCCATGAGAATTTTCATATGGACGGACCCACCAAGGTCTCGTTCGTAGAAGCCGTGGTATCCGATGTATTTCTTCTCAGGATGCTCTCCAAGCCACTTGACTTTCTTCCCAAGCACCTGCTCCACTTCGGCTTGGTTTGCGACGTAGGGGAGATTGTAGCGTGTCAGGAGCACATGTGCGATGGCGCCCGATACCTCGCAGTAGTTACCTTGGGTCCGAAGCTCTTGAATGAACATGCTGAGATAGGCCGACTTCGCTGCGGGCGTGCCATTCGTGGCCAGTCCCGTCCATTTCGTTCCATACGACGAGGCTTTACCAATCAGCGTGGCATCGGGCGTTTTGTCGCCGTCAACGTCTACGGCATACCAAATTGTGTGGTTGGCAGGAATATCGGAAGGCTTTTTGAAGTCGATGTGTCCTCCGACGTAGCTATAGGAAGCGGCCAGCAAATCAAACAATTCGGTGTCAATGTTGATAGGTGGTTCTTTTTGCGACCGACGGAGTTGGTTGACGGGAATATGCTTCCATTCACCTGGTCGCGGGTGGAAGTCGGCAAAGCGAAACTCACGAAGGTATTGTTGGAAGGACTTCATCATGTCTATTTAGTTGGCTGCCTCGGAGAGAATCGAACTCCCGTTCCTCGGTTCAGAGCCGAGTGTCTTACCACTAAACGAAAAGGCAATATGGTTTTCTTTCAGAAATGGCTACCGCGCAGGGAATCGGACCCCAATGAGAAGCTCCAAAGGCTTCCGTCCTACCATTGAACGACACGGCAACAAACACTCGTATAGACTAACATGCGCCTCACGCGCACGTCAAGGAAAAAATGGCGGTTCCAGAGGGAATTGAACCCTCGTTCTGCCCGTGACAGGGGCGCGTCCTACCATTAAATGATGGAACCGTAAGATTGGCAGAGGTAGTAGGATTCGAACCTACATAACTGGTTTTGGAGACCAGAGTCTTAGCCGTTAGACGATACCCCTATGGTAGTGGATACAGGAATCGGACCTGTTTCACTTGGGTGTAGACCAAGCGCAATGCCAGTTTGCTAATCCACCGTGAGTTTCTTCCGCGTTTTCCGCGGCCGCTTCTGCTTGAGTAGCCACGCTTCAAACGTCGGATTGACGAGTACCTGTGCGCACCGGCCCGTCCGCAGGAGCTTGATGGCCGCCTTCGGGGTCATCCCGTCGAGCACCAGGGACAGCCCCGCGAGCAGGCCCGAACGATTCAGTCCTGCTTGACAATGCACCAACGTCGTCCCCGTGGCCTTGCAGATGTTGATCCAACGCGCCAGCGAGTAAAGCTGGTCCGCGTCAGGCAATCCATGCGAATCAAAGAGTCGCACTTCCGTGAAACTATCCAGGTCGCCGCCTGGATTGTAGCGTTCCCACGGATAGAGACTGATGATATGTTTGAACATCCCGCCCAAACTCGCTCCATCAAGACACCCGCCCTGCCAGAGATTGCCTTTCACATGAGAAATCAGTGGGATATTGAAATATCCCCCACCCATGTGCGCTTCACCTTCGATCTTGGGTAAACCCTCGATGTGGTGCGTGATCAAATCTGCTTTTCTATTCAAGATATCAGTCATGTTCTTTTCCTAATGGTACTCGATAATGGAATCGAACCATTACCTTCAGAGTGTCATTCTGATGCTAGACCTTCCAGCTAATCGAGTGTTGGAGCGGGGCGTAGACTTTCGTCTCACCGCTGCACCCTATTACGTAATAGTGATGCCGCAGTTTACCACCACCGCACAAAATTTGGTGACACCGGCAGGAGTTGCACCTGCGTTGTTTACCGCATGGGTACCTGGTTTACAGCCAGGCGGAGTCGCTACTGTCCCACGTTGCCACACTGTCGTTAGTCCTTCATCGTCGCCCGCAACCGAGAGAACTTCACCCAGGCTTCCTCGGTGCATTTCTCACAAATGTAACCTTGGAACCCTTCCCAACGATACTTTCCTGGCATCATCGGGAGGTTGTGTTTTTCACAACGATATTCTTTGTCTGTCTGCTGCGTGTTACTCATGTCGCCTCTACTCGAAAAAATGGTGGACTTAGAGGGAGTCGAACCCCCATTGACCGGTTAAGAGCCGGCGATTCTAACCATTGAAATATAAGTCCAAAGGTGCTAGGAGATACCCGCGACTCCTAGCGGTAAGAGCAACCCTTACGGGCTCGTCGGCGCCGACTTACGTGCTCTAACTTGGTGCTCCCATGTGGAATCGAACCACAATCGTGGGCTTCGGAGACCCGTATCCTATCCGTTGAACGATAGGAGCATCGTAGGTAGAGACAGACCACCGCTTTCGCACTGCTGTTCCGTCTCGTTAGCCGTTATTTCAGGCATCACCTACATTACTGCCGCGGCGGCTCAAATTGATAGTGCCCGCCGCGTCGAATTTGGTACCAATGCAAGGACCAGAACATCTGATTGTCTCGCATCGCCCTGATGATTTCTTCATTCCCACTCCATCCGCCGGTGCTGATGTGAATGTGGTCTAACCCTGTATCTGAGATATCGTGCCATCCCCATGCACCCATCCACCAAATCTCTTCGATGAACGCGAACAGGTTCTTATAGTCCGTTGCGGGCCATACGCGAATGATATGCAGCGCCAATTCGGTGGGGTATTCTCCATCCAGAAAATCGTCGTCGCTTGACCATTGCGGAACATCGTGGCCGCTCCACTCATAACTCATCGGGCTTTTCCCACGGCTGTTGCGATACCAGTTCCACGCGCCATTCACCCTCAGGTGGAATGACACGATATTCGTTCCACGTCCCGCAGGTGTTACAGGACGTATAGAAATGGCGCACGTCGCGGAACGAGATACGTTCCATCACACAGTCGCCATCTTTTGACTGCCAGTTCGTCAGGGGAGCCCCGCATTTCTTACACGGTGCCTCATACGCCACGTAATCGAACATTCCCATATCGTTCTCTCCGTCGTTAAATATCGGGTGCGCCCAGGGTAGTGACCCGAGCGCACCCTAGTTCTGTTGGTGCGCAGCATCCCACTACGGAGGTGCGCACCGCGAGAACATGCGACGTTGGCGGTGCCGCTGTCGCATTTCTTGGAGCTACTGGCAGGAATCGAACCCGCATTACTGCCGTACAAAGGGAGCGTAATACCACTATACTACAGTAGCGTAAATCTGGAGCTATGGACAGGAATCGGACCTGTGTCTCACCCTTACCAAGGGCGAATCCTTCCACTGAACGACAATAGCTCAATCACTCGAATCATGCACGGTCGTATAGTTCCACCAGCGCAACGTGACGAAGCGCCACGTCTTGATATCCTTGAGCGCCCGACGGCGATTGCAACGCACGCAGCGCCACACTGTTCCGTTGAGCCGCATCAATTCCCACTTATGCCAACACATCATAATTCCTTCTCTTGGTGCGGGTGGCGGGACTCGGACCCGCGTCGTACCGCTTGGAAGGCGGACATAATAGCCACTATACGACACCAGCACATTGATTATGGAGCTAAATGGACGAATCGAACGTCCGCCACAACCTTACGAGGGGTGTAGTCTGCCACTAACCTAATCTAGCCCGTTACTTCGTTCTGCATTCATAAATGGACTGACCGGTTGGATTTGAACCAACGAGAAATGGGTTTGCAGCCCACCGCATTAGACCTCTCTGCCACAGCCAGTTAGTACCCTTGATCTTCCAGACGCTTACGAATCGCTGCGAGTGTGGCGCCACAGAAGATGCCATTGAGAAATTCTACGACTTCTTTCGCCTCAGCGGCGTATTCTCCGCGAGACATAGTGAACTTGTCAATCGTGAGATCGGGGTCCACAATCAGCACATGCGGTGCCTCAGGATTCCCGTACCACGTTCGCGCCGAAATTTTCTTTACCATAATCTTGGTGCGTCCAGCGGGAATCGGACCCGCGCCCCAACCTTGGCAAGGTTGAATACTACCGCTATACGATGGAAGCACATACAGTCTAACACAAAACAAAAGGGCTGTCAAGTTTCCTCGGCAGCCCTTTGAAAATCTTCCTTTGCCGAGTTCACGTTTACGTAGCAGTATCCTTCTGGACCCCTGTCCAACCGGTATACACGCATTGCGTCGTTGTGAAAATCGTCATGTGTAACTCTACTTATGTTACAAGTATATCATACCAGCCAGCCCATGTCAAGCACATTCTGTCGTGCGAACACAAGCACATTCTGTCGTGCGAACACAAGCATATTCTGTCGTGCGAACACAAGCACATTCTGTTGGCATAGTAGGGTATTGTGTTGTGCGTCCAGTAGCTTATAGTGCTGGTATAATAACGCCGAATGGTTGTTTTCCGAGCTTCAACGCCGTAGCCAGTCTGTGGTGTCCGTCGATCACGTAATTGGTACCGGCTTTCCGATAGATCGCAATGGGGTCATCTGCTTTGC